TAAATAAAGAAGGTCAGAAAGTATACACCACCGAGGTCATTTTGGATGACCAGGAGTTTGCGGATAGTAAAGGAGCTTCCAGTGGTGGAAATCAGCCACAGGATAGACCTGCTTCAAACAGTCCGCTTGGAGATGGATTTATGAATATTCCAGATGGGGTAGAGGACGATGGTCTTCTCTTCAATTAAGGCGGTGGTATGATTGAAAATCCTTATTGATAAAGGGCAACAGGCCCACAAGCATGATTTAAAGCATGATTGTCTGAAAGCATTGGGAGCGGAATTACAGACTGTTCCGCTTCCGGTGGGAGATTATGTTTTAGTAGATGACAGGGTTGCTGATGTTTTGAAACGGAAAGAAGCAAGAGGAATCCCGGTAAAGAAAATGGATTTATCCGGTAGCTACACTGTTTCGGTGGACACGAAGAGGGATATACAGGAAGCAATTGGGAATATTTGCGGTAAACAACATGACCGTTTTCGAGATGAATGCATTCTTGCCATGAATAATGGAATAACTTTATATGTCCTTGTAGAGAACGAGGATGGCATTTCCTGCCTGTCTGACCTGTACGCATGGGAAAATCCACGCAGGAGAATGCAAAAGTGGACTACAACACCTTCAGGAGAGCGTAGAAAGGTATTACTAAGCCCTAATGCAACAAAAGGAGAGACACTGGCGAAAGCTATAGAGACGATGGAACAAAAATACGGAGTGAAATTCCTTTTCTGCAAACCGGAAGAAGCTGGTGCAATGATATTGAAATTATTGGAGGTAGGCAATGGCAGAAAGACGTATGATGTCAAAAAAAATCATTGATAGTGATGCATTTACCGAAATGCCATTGTCATCACAAGCATTGTATTTTCACCTGTTGTTAAGAGCGGATGATGACGGATTCTTAAATAACGCGAAGAAGATAATGAGGGACGTTGGTGCAAACCAAAATGACTATGACATGTTACTTATGAAGCGCTTCCTCATCCAGTTTGAAGATGGAGTTTGCGTTATAAAGCATTGGAGGATACATAATTATATCCAAAAGGACCGATATAAGCCAACTTTATATACTGACGAGTTGTCGCTTTTGACTCAAAAAGAAAACGGTGCATACAGTTTGGTAACTGATTGCGAACAGCCTGGAAACAATTTGGATACAAAATGTATCCAGACTGATTCCACAATGTCTACATTGGACGCGCAGGTTAGGTTAGATAAGGATAGGATAGGTATAGGTAAAGATATTATAGTGTCTGACGACACTATATGTCGGACTGATGTCCAACGAGTCGTGGAGGCATGGAACCAGTTGGGAATAAATCCCGTCAGCAGAATGGCATCGACTTCCACTCGATACAAAATGATTTCTGCCAGAATAAAAGAGTATGGCATTGATGATGTTCTCAAAGCGATACAAAAAATAAACGACAGCACATTTTTGAAAGGTGGAGGCAATCGCTGTTGGATGATTTACTTTGAATGGTTTGCTAGGCCAAATAATTTCCCGAAAGTTCTGGAAGGTCAGTATGATGATAAAAAATCCAGCAGTAATTCATGGGAGGGATGGCTGAATGAGTAAAAAAGAGTTTGTGGAGATTGTTTCCATGTTACGCGGGGCATATTCCAGGACTGAACTTTTAAAATCCGTCGCCGAAGCTGATGTGTGGTATGAGTGTCTGCGAGATTTGGAGTTTGAATGGATGAAAAAAGCAGTTATTCAATGGATTCAGGAAAACAAGTTTCCGCCCACGATTGCCGAGATACGGGAACTGGCGAAAAAAGTTGAGCAGCAAGCCTACGAAAAAGGCGAGGTAAAGAGGTGGCAGTAGGAAAAAAGATATTTGAACCAGATGAAATCCGAAAAACGATACAGGCATTAAAAGACTATGAAGAACTGTTTGAGGTTCGGTGTCTGGAGGCAAATGGGAAACGAGTAAGTAGTGGGTATTTTAGAGATGTGGAAGTCATGCTGGACCAACTGAGTAGGCTGAATTCGATTGATAGCAATGTGTACATTACTTTGAATAATATAAAACCGGAATGCTATTCCAGGGAGCAGAGAGACAGATTTATTACAAATACCAAAGTCCAGACAAGCGATAATGACATTTGTGGATATGAATGGCTATTTATTGACGCAGACCCCAAACGACCAGCAGGAGTGTCAAGTACAGATGAACAGTTAAATCAGGCTAAATCCATAGGAAACAAGGTTTATGTCTTTATGAAAAATCTTGGATTCAACGAACCTGTAACGGCTATGAGTGGAAATGGAATCCATCTGCTTTACAAGATTAGACTGCGGAACAGTGATGAAAACAAAGCATTGATTAAAAACTGTCTCCTTGTGTTGGACATGTTGTTTAGTAATGATTGTGTGGACATTGATAAAACGAATTTTAATCCTGCGAGAATTTGCAAACTATATGGAACAGTGGCAAGGAAAGGTAGCAATACTGCCGAGAATCCACACAGAATGAGCCGTTTGTTGTCAGAGGGAAGCAAGGAACCTACAGATAAGGCTTATTTGGAGAAGCTGGCTGCTATGTTGCCGGTTCCAGAAAAGCCACAGAAATACAATGGGTATCGCCCAAATGAATTTGACCTGGAGGAGTGGTTGATAAAATATGGGCTTCGTTATCAGAAAACCAATTACTCGGATGGTATAAAGTATATTTTGGAACAATGTCCATTTGATAGCAACCATAAAGGAAAAGATGCCTGTATCTTCCAGGCAAGGTCTGGGGCAATCGGATTTCACTGTTTCCACAATTCTTGCTCAGACAAGACATGGAAAGATGTAAGGCTGTTGTATGAGCCTGAAGCATACGAGAAGCGACAGAAAGAGTATGAGGCTAGGATTTACTCACGACAGCAAGAAAAGCCTGTTAAAAAGCAAATAGAAGCCGTAGACGGCAAGCCAGTATTCTACACAGCTATGGATATTTTAAATCTTCCAGTGCCGGAAGAACGTTTTATCAAAACTGGAATTGCTGATATTGATAAGAAATTGCGGGGAATGAAAAAAGGATATGTTTCCGTTATGTCTGGGTTGAGAGCAGCTGGAAAGAGTTCTGTGATTTCTGAAATGGTTCTGGATGGTGTTGAGTCTGGAAATAATATCGGAGTTTTTTCCGGGGAACTGGCACCAAAGAACTTTATGCGTTGGATGAATTTACAGGCGGCTGGAAAGGGATACACAGAACCAACTCAGTTTGAAGGGTATTACAACGTACAACGGAAATACCAGGAGCAGATAGCACAATGGTTAGGAGAACACTTCTGGTTGTATAACAATGAATACGGATTTGACTTTCAGGCAGTAGTTGACCAGTTTAAGAGAAAAATCGAAAAAGATAAACTGGATATGCTGATTCTGGACAACCTAATGACCTTTGATATTTCCGGTATGTCAGAAAACAAATTTGAGGCACAGACTAAGTTTATCCTTGCTTTACAGGGTGAGATAGCCAAGCCATACAACGTGCATATCATGTTTGTGGCACATCCGAGAAAAGCCATGGGATTCCTCCGGTTGGATGATATTTCAGGAACAGCAGATTTGGGCAACGCTGTAGATAACGCTTTTATTGTTCACAGAGTAAACCAGGATTTTAAACGCCTTAGTAAACAGATGTTTGGATGGAAAGATGATAACCAGATTTACCAGGCTACAAACGTTATAGAGATTGCTAAAGACCGTGATGGCGGTGTGATGGATTACTTTATCCCACTTTATTATGAGCCAGAAACCAAACGCCTGAAAAACTATTCTTCCGAAAATAAAATATACGGTTGGAATAAGACCGATAATGGCTTCATTGCAGTACATGGGGAAATACCGTTTGATTAAACACACATTTTGAAAAATATGAAAGGAGTCGACCTCCGGCCGGAGAAAAGCTATAGCGGGTCCTTTTGAAAATGAGAGATTTGATTATTGACTGTTTCGCTGGTGGCGGAGGGGCAAGCGTAGGAATAGAGATGGCACTGGGGCGACCGGTTGATATTGCAATCAACCATGACCCGCAGGCGATTCGGATGCACAAGGTTAATCACCCGGATACGCTGCATTTGACAGAGGATATATTCAAGGTTGACCTGCAAAAGTATGTAAGAGGACGGCATGTGGCGCTTATGTGGGCGAGTCCAGACTGCACCAGTCACAGCAAAGCGAAAGGAGGACAGCCAAGAAAAAAAGGACTGAGAATCCTCCCGTGGGCGGTATACAAGCAAGCCAAAGCGATTCTACCAGATGTAATTATCATGGAGAATGTGGAGGAAATACAGCAGTGGGGCCCGTTGGACAAGACAGGTCATCCGATACCGGAGCGAAAAGGAGAGGACTATAAGAAATTTGTTACTGCGATAAAATCTTTGGGATATGACTTTGACAGCCGTGAGCTGGTGGCGGCAGATTACGGAGCGCCCACCACAAGAAAACGCTGGTATGCAATTTTCCGGCGAGATGGTAAGTCGATTGTCTGGCCAGAGCCGACACACAGTAAAAGTGGAGCTGATGGATTGAAGAAGTGGGAGCCTATCTGGAAGTATCTGGATTTGTCGGATATGGGTAAATCAATTTTTGGCAGAAAGAAGCCGCTGGCGGAAAAGACTATGAACCGGATTGCACGAGGAATGGAGAAGTTTGTGTTCAATTGCCCGGAACCGTTTATGGTACAAGTCAATCATGGTGGAGATAATTTCCGTGGTCAGAATATCCATGAGCCAATGCCAACGATTACCGGGAAACATGGATTTGGAGTGGTAACACCATATATTATGCAGATAGGGCAAACAGGATTTTGTGCTGATAGAAACCGTAGCATGGAAGAACCCATGAGTACAGTAGTCACAAAGAATGAGCATTGCTTAATCAGTCCTATTCTGATTCAGTATCATTCCGAAACCACTAAGAGCGGAGTGAGAGGGCAGTCACTGGTGGAGCCAATCCAGACGATAGATACAAGCAACCGTTACGGACTGGTTATGGCATTCCTGACAAAGTTTTATAAGTCAGGTTCTGGTCAATCTCTGGCAGAGCCGATACATACGATTACCACATCTCCGGGACACTTCGGACAAGTCAGCGTACTGGCGATACCGAAAGAAGAACTGATTTCCAGTATTTGGGTCGAAGCGGACGAGATAATCCAGAAATGCACCTGGGTGTCGCAATTTATCATGGAGTATTATGGATGTGGAGTTGGCCAGAGTATGAATGACCCGTTGCATACGATTGTAACGAAAGACAGATTTGCGCTGGTTACGATATTTGGAAATGAATATGTTATAATGGATATTTTCTTACGAATGCTGAAACCAAGAGAGTTGATGTTGGGGCAGGGATTTCCGCCAGATTATATCATTGACAGTGACATTGATGGGAAACCATATCCTGTCAGTGAACAGGTGGCTAGAATCGGAAACAGCGTAGTGCCAATTATGGCGAAGAAACTGGTTGAAGCGAACTGTGGATATCTGAAAGTGGGAGAGAGAATGCCAAACATGAGAATTGATGATAGTGAAATACAGCTAAAGTTTGCATAACAAAATTAGGATTTAGAGGAGGAAATGCAATGAAACATTTGAATGATAGATACGCAAAGGTAACGGAATACAAAGGTATGGATATCTGCACCTTGAGGGTAGCAACCCCATCCGATGGAGATGAACTGGGGTACCGGATTGATGATATCTCGTA